GCCGCGTCCGCCGCCTCGAGTTGGCGGCGCAACACCTCCACCTGCTCCCGGTGGCGGCGGGCCTCCGCCGTGAACCGCTCGACCTCAGCGGCAGCCTCCTTCGCATTCGCGTCCGCAGCCTCGTACAGGTCCCACGTCTGCTCGAGGGACTCCTGAGTGCGGGCAGCAGGGGCGGCGGGGGTCGTCATGTCGTCTCCGGTCGGGTTGGTCTCGGTGCGGTCGGCCACGGCGGTCGAACTGCGGCGGCGGCGTCCAGCAGGGCGGCTCATGCGGCCACCTCCTGCTCCTCAGCCGGGCGGGCGGCGACCGTCAACCAAGCGCGCAGGTCCTCGAACCCGTGCCGCCCCTCCGTGCCGTCCTCGGTGACGTAGTCCGCCACGATCACGTCGCCCTCACGGGCCACCGGCCCGATCCGCCACTCCACCTCCCGGTCCGGGACGTCCGGGTCGACCAGCAGAAGGTCACCCGGCAACAACCCACCGGGATGGATTTGGACAGTCAGCAGTTCGTCATCGGTCATCGGACTTCACTCCTTGAATCGGGGGATTCTGGGCAGCCAACTTCCGGTCCCAGTGCCACAGCGCCTGCCGAGTGACCCCCAGCTCGGCGGCGATCTGCTCACGAGTCAGCTTCGGTTCCTGCTCCCGCAGGACGAGGTACTCCTCTATGCGCTCCTGCATCCGGCCACGCGCCCTGCCCCACTGCGGTGGCGGCCCCGAGGCGGGGCAGCCGGCGCGGTGCCAGCGTTGGTTGCATGGCTCGCACCAGCCGTTACCGCCATGTGGGCCGTCCTGCTTGCAGGCGGAGCAGGTGATAACCGGACGGCGGCCCCGCTGCTCGGCGACGAACTCCCTGTGCTTGGTCTTCCGGCGCTCGCTCCGGCACGGCGGGCATCGCTTCGCACGCCCACGCGCGGACGCTTCGAAGTCCCCCTCGCAGTCGACGCACTCCCGGACCTCCATGCCGGGCTCGGCCGGCGGGGTCAGGCCGAGCATCTTCAGCAGAACCTTCAGGTCGGCCTCGTCGGTGGCGTACTCCTCGCAGCGGCGGGCCGCCTCCTCCTGCATCCACTTCGGAAGCGAAGGGCCCGGCTGAACGTCGCAGACGTCCTTGCTCCCCGCCCGGCGCACAGTCGGCTTCCAGGCGAGGTTGGACTCGACCTGCCGCTGAAGCAGGTGCATCGGGTCAACCACAGCCGTAGCGGTCATGCGGCGGCCCTCCCGTAGGGCTCCACGCCGCCCTCGTCATCCAGCAGCACCAGGCCGAACAGGGCATGGCGGACAGGGACTTCAGCCGGGTCCTGGGCGGAGTTCAGCGACACGACCCAACCCGCAGCTAGGTACTCACCCCGGTCCCGGTTGCTCGTCAGATCGCCATGGCACAACGAGAGGGCAGATCCACAAACAAGCAGGAGATTCGACGGGCGGTTGATCGACGCCTTCGAACTACCCCCACTGCCACGGTTACGGCGGTGGTGGATCGACCACTCCACCCCGTCGAACAGCACCCGCCCACACACCGAGCAGTGCCAGTCATCCCGAAGCTTGATCAGGTCACGGGTCGCCCGCGGGACGTTCGCCGACGACGAATCCCTCTGCGACGTCAGGTGATGCCAGCCATGGCGGCATTCATAGACCCGCTGCGGGACCTTCTCCGCGTCGCTGACCAACCGGATCCGCTCCAACGCGGCCCGCGCCGCTTCCTCCGTCGCGAACGCCTTCTTCCCACAGCACTGACCCGGCCTGGTGCGCTTATCCGACACCTCACGGAGCGGGGTCTTGCTGCGCAACGGGGTCTTCGCCTTCAACCTCGCGTACCGCTTCAGCGGCTTCCCGGGCTTCACGACGCATCACCGCCGTCCTGCGGGATCAGCGTCAGACCACAGTCGAACTCGCTGACCCCGTAGAAGTAGCTGTAATGCTCGTCCGACCAGAACCACACAGGGTGGCAACCAACCGGCGCGTACTCCGAACCCTCACGGCCCGGCGGGGCCACCTCTTCGCGGCGGAAGTACAGGTCAACCCCGAACTCCTCCACCATGAACCCGACGTTGCAGGTGTGAACGCGGGTCCGGCCCCCGTGGATCAGCTCCGTCGGGCACGACGGCGGATGCGTGATGTCCATCCCGTCCTCGGGCTCCGGGTGGACGATCAGGAAGTGCTGGCCGGTCACGGGGTCACCCCCGTCCGGGCGAGGCTGACCTCAGCGCGCACGTTCGACGCCAGCGTCCGGCCCACATCAATCCGCGCGTGCAAAGCCCGGATGTGCTCCTTCTGAAGGCGCACCGCCGCAGCAGCCTTCCCCCAGATGCGCCACTCGGTATCGCACTCAGCAACCGCGATCTGCTTGCGGTCCTCCACCGAACCCAGCGACTCACGGAAGATCCGGGAGAACTTCGCCTTGTAATCGCCCTCAGCGTCCACAGCGACCACCTCGAGGTCGCCCATCACCTGGACGGACTTGTCCAGCTCCACACCGAGTTCACCGAGCTGATGCGCGATCACCGCCGGGTTCATGCGGGCTCACCGCCGATCGGCACCTCACGGCCAGCGATCACGCATTCGTGGCCGGCGTCCTGGCAGGCGCCGCAGATTCCGTCACCGCGGCGGAACCTCAAGATGCACTCGGCGCACAACTCGCCGGTCCAAATGTGCTCGTGGACGCACCCGGCGGTGATCCGGTAGGCGGCGGGCTGAGTGCAGGGGGAATCCGTGCGTTCGAGGTGCGTCCTGCACGTGGTCTGGGTGGTGAAGGTTGGGGCGGTCATCCGGACTCACCGCCCCACCCGACCGGGCGCTTACCGGCGGGAAGCGCGTCCGTTGCCCTAGTCAGCTCACGGGCGGCCAGAGCCAACTGCTCGTACGAGTAATCCAGCTCAGCCGCGTAGTGGGCGTCGTCCTGCCCGCGCTCAGCGGACAGGGCTCGCAAAGCGGCGCTGAGCAGTACCTCGCGGGCGTGGTAGACGTCGCCGCTCATGCCGCAGCCCCCGACTCCTCGCCGGGCGGCGTGTTCTGCTCGATGTAGGTCCGCAACCGGGCACACACCCGGGCGGACTCAGCAAAGGTCAGTTCGGCCAGGTCACCCAGATCACGGTTGACCGTCTCCGCCGCGTACCGGAGACGGGACTCGCGGTCCTCGAAGTCGCCCGCCTGGTCCCACAGCCTGTCCAGCTCGCGACGCTCGTTCTCCGACATCGGAGCGTTCGCCCGCCGGTCAACCCCAAGCCGGCGAATCATGTCAACGAGCAGTTCCTCCTGGTCCCGCTCGTTGTGGACAATCACCGACTCGTAACCGAGCTGCTTCGCCTCCTGGTACAGCTCACCCAGCCGGGCGAAGGACGTACTCTCCTTGACCGCCTCGTCGCGGATCTGCTCCGGGGTGCGCTCCGGCTTCCCCTCCACCAGATCCCGCACGTGCGCCTTTGCCGGGTCGCACCGCAGCGCCTCGAAGATCAGCCACTCCAGTGACCAGTCCTCCGGCAGCTCCTTCGGCTCATCCCGGCCCGGCCTGATCCCCGTGTGCACCGACCGGGCGCCCACCACGATCGGCACCGCGTCATGGGACAGGCGCACCCAGCAGGAGGCGTCGTACCCCAGCGTCTTGTGAGCCTCAACCCGGTACTCCTTGACCCCCTCGATCGGCTTGCCGTTGTCGCCGATCGCCGCGACCTGCTTGCCCCGGGCCGTGACGACCGCGATCCCCGGGAACGTCATCAGCAACCGCATCAGCTTGCGGTGCCGGCCGTTCGCGTCGTTCCAGTAGTTCGTCGACACCACGATCTCGGCAAGCGGGTCCCGCTCGAGCTTCGCCTTGTTGGACTTCGACCCCTTCGCCCGGTGCGTCGCCCAGTCCTTCAACAGGTCCCACTCGGCGGTCATGCTGTCGATCGTCAAAGCGACCGGGGGACGGCCCGCAGCCAACTCGGCGGCAGCGAGGCGGTGGATCTCCTCCACGGCGGCGACGATCTGAGCGAACGAACCGTCATGCTCAACGATCAGGTAGTCCGCGCCAGGGATCGCCCCGTACTCGTCCGCAGACCCCTCACCCAGGTCGATCCAATACATCTGGCCGATCCGGTCACTCGCCGACAGCTCAGCGGCAGCCCACGTCTTGCCGGTCTTCTCGCCGCCTTCGATGAGGATCAGCGGCCACGGGACGGCACCGGTCGGCTTGCGGGTCTTCAGAGGCATCGCGCAGCCTCACTCTCAGTGGTATTTGCGCAGGTCGTGGCAGGGTTCGCGTGTCCCCTTTGCCTTGGGTATAGAATATAGCTATAACCTATGATGGACAAGAGAGGAGACCGAGAAAGCTCGACCTGAAAACGCCCGCATCGCGACCCGCTCCGCCTACGCGCCGAGTGGGTATCGGCTATACCTCTACACTTGGACTCATGTCCTGGTGGGAGTTCGTAGTCGAGACCGCGGGCACGAACAATCAGTCCGAGATCGGCCGGAGGATGGGCATCAAACAGCCCTCCGTCAGCCAGTGGCGCACCTCGTCCCCGAAGAAAGACACCGTGCGCCGCTTCGCTGCGGTCTACGGCATCCCGGTCATCAAGGCGTACATCGCCGCCGGCTACCTCACAGAGGAAGAAGCACGGCAGATCTGCGACTGACCGACCTCCGGCTGGCCCCCTGAAAGACAGGACCCGCCTGTGACGCGAACCGCCCTCTACCGCTTCTACGACGAGAACAGCACGCTGCTCTACGTCGGGATCACCTGCGCCCCAACCGTGCGGTGGAAGAGCCACTCCACCAGGTCTTGGTGGCCTCAAGTCGTCCGCAAGGATGTGGAATGGCACCTCAGCAGAGAGACCGCCGAAGCCGAGGAACGCCGGGCCATCGTCTGGGAGAAGCCCCGCTACAACCGGGCTCACAACCAGGTCCGCGCAGACGCCAGTAAGAGCTGGTGGCCCTACGTCGTGGCCGTCTCGGACAACGCTCCTCAACAGGCGATCGGCAGCCGGACAGGCATCAATCAGTCCAGCATCGGCAGATGGCGCACGAGCGATCCCAAGCCTGAGAACGTGCGCGCGTTCGCTCTCGCGTACAGGCGCCCTGTCCTTGAGGCGTTCATCGCCGCGGGGTTCATCACCCCGTCTGAGGCGAACTTGATCAATGCGCCCATCGACATGGCGGAAATCAGCGACGATGAACTCCTCGCGGAGATGCACCGACGTATGCGGCGTTGACCCGGTCACTGGTCCACCGCCCCTCCCGGAGAAGGGGAATCGCCCTGACGGGCCATGCGCTGCCCGGCCACGTACCCCGACGGGTCCGGCACCACCTGACGCACCCCACCCACCGGGTCAGGCACATCACCCAGCCTGCGAGGGATCAGGTGGACGTGCACGTGGGGGACGGTCTGCCCGGCCGCGGGCCCGTCGTTGACGCCGACCGTCCACCCGTCCGGGGTGTGCTCGGCGGCCACCGAGCGCTGGGCGTCCAGCAGCACCGGTCCGAGAGCAGCAACCTCATCCTCAGCGAGGCCGTCCAGGACGGGCACGTGGCGGCGAGACACCAGAAGGGCGTGGCCGGGCGTCGCGGGGAACCCGTCGGCCAGCAGCAGCCAGTGGGGGGTGGTGAGCAGGACACGGTCACCGGGGTCGCAGAACGGGCAGTTGTGCATGGTCATGCGGCCACCGCCTGCCGGCGTCGCTTCTCGTACAGGTGGGCTGTGTGGAGGCCGATCCCGACTCGTGACGCGGACTCTTCGATGGAGTCACAGTTGTCGCGGAGCCAGCAGTAGTCCTCGAACCGGTTCGTAGCGTTGCGCCACAGGGGCGGGGGCCCTTCGGCGGGCTGTTCGGCTCTCAGCCACCGCAAGTAGCAGGGTTTGCACCAGCTACGGGCATGGGCCGGGCGGTCGCACCACAACACCGAGCACGTCTTCCCGGCGTTGATGGGGTCGCGGGGAGGCGGGAACTGTGGTGGGCGCCCGGCTCTGCGCCACCGCTGGTAGCAGCCGGTGCACGCGCCCCGGATGTAGGCCGGTCGACCGCAACCAGGGGCGATGCAGGTGCGGCCGACGTTGATCGGCTGGGCGCGCGCAGACGGGCCAGGCGCAGGGAACCCTGCGTACTTCCACCGGAAGTGGCAGTTCTTGCACACGCCCGTGCCCTGGGCGCGGGCGGTCCGACCGCACCCAGGGACGATGCAGATGGTGGAGAGCGGGGGTGGGGGCGGCAGGAACGCAGGTCTCCCTGCCTGTTCCCATGCCTGGTAGCAGGTGGGGCAAATGTCGTTCCAGCTAGTGAAGCGGGGGCAGCCTCGGTTGAGGCACTTCTTACCGGCCATCACGCCACCGCCTGTCCGGTGTCTGTACCGGCCCGCACCACAGCAGCAGCCACCAGAAGATGCACCACCCGGCACACCGCGTCATCAGCGACCATGTCCGCCACACCAGGACGGTTGAACTCCGGGTGGCCACGGAGGATCCACCACATCGACTGCCGGTCCCGGGCCGCCTGCTCGCGGCGGACGCTCCCCTGGATGTAGGTTTCGCCGAACCGTGTGGGCCCGGCGTTACGGGCCACCTGAGCGGCAAGGTCAGTGAGAGCCCGGTGGGTGCGGAACTGCTCCGGCACCGCGGCGAGCAACTGGCCCTCGGTGGGGTGCACCTCGTTGCCAGCGGGGTCTTTCACCGACGTCATCCCGCCGTGCGGGAGAGCGTTCGCCACGGCGTACGCGCACGCCTCCTCTGCGGAGTCGTAGCGCCAGGAGTACGCCTGCTTCCCGTCGCTCCAGAACGCGATCGCGGTGTACGTCATCGGTTCTTCTCCCGCCCCTTTTCGGCGACGGCGGCGCACGCCGGGCACAGGTCGTCGGTCTTCCCGTCCTCACGCCCGACCCGGACACCCGTGGCCCAGCCCGCAGCCTTCGCGGCGTCCCGAGCGGCGGGCGGGTCGGCGAGCATCACCCCGTGGCGTTTCCGGCCGTCCGGGTTCGGGTGCTGGTGGGGGTCTGGGATGACGTAGGCGTCGCACCCGTCGCAGGCAACGACCCAGTAGCGGGTTTCCAGGAGGCTCATCGACCCGCCTCCGCTTCTGCGAGAGCGACCTTCCGCAGCCCAGCGACCGCCTCAGCCGCGGACCCCAGGGCGTCGTTCCACTCGTGCAGGAACCACCGGCGGCCCCGCGCGTCGCCGGACGTGTCGCCGTAGAAGCGGGCGACCGCCTCCACCGCCGGGTCGTCGTCGGGGGTGACGCCCGGGTGCTGGCCCTGCGCCACGTTGATCGCGCCAGCGGCGTCCACCGGGCACTCCTGTGGCGGGAGGTGGGTGTGGCGCTCGTAGTAGGCGCTTCTGCACCAGCCCTGCCGGTCGATAATGTCCGCGGCGCGCTCGAGGATCTCGCTCGTCTTCACCGGGTCACCCCCTGCGGGGTGAGAGCCCAAGGGCCCAGGATTTCCACCCTGGACACCAGCAGAGCCGACGCGTCGAACCGGCGCCGCGTCAGAGACAGGCACACCTGCGCCTCTTCGGCCGACCCGCAGTCATCGACCACATGCCGGCCCAAAGCCCGGGAGAACGACAGGACACCCCACACGGTGCGGGTGCCGGCGTCCAGGGACAGGGCCCGCAGCGACGGCGGGGCGGTCTTGGTGAGGGTCACAGCGGTCATCGGGGACCACCGCCCGCACTGACCCTGGCGCCGACCACGAATCGGCCGTCGTCATCGAGCCCGCACACGAACTGGCCCAACTCGGTGGGCGGCTCGATGAGGTCCCGCTCAGCGGACCTGTTGACCTTGCAGTCGAACAGGTTTGGTCGACACGACAGCGGGTGCTGGATGGTCCAGCCGCCCTCGCGGAGGTCCACGAGGTGGTGGTTCTGTTCGCCCCCCACGACCTGCATCTGTGTGCGGAGCCGCTCTACCTCGTCCAGCAGCGCGGGAATGTCCTCGCGGGCGTGAACGATGAACTCGCCCACGTCCTCGGTGCGGTTACCGACGTAGCCGAGACCGACCTCGAGGGCACCGTCCTCGCTGAGGATCCAGCGCGTCAGCGTGCGCTCGTCATCCTCCGTGCGCCACGGGGCCGGGGGTACCGCCTGCTCGCGCTGCCGGATCTCAGCGAGGTACTCGGGGGTCATGGGCTCGGTCATCGGCCGACCTCGCAATCGGCCATGTACGAGGCCAGCAGGTCACGGCGCACCCGGAACGCCCGCCCGAACCGGGACGCAGGCAACTCACCCGTATGAATCAGCCGGTACACCGACATCTTGGAGATGCGCAGGGCGGCGGCGACTTCGGGAACCTTCAGCCACTCGTACTGCTCGACGGGGGCGGTCACCGGACCTCACCCCCAGCCGGGGCCAGCTCCGGTGAACGGGACGCGTCGTACTGGGCGATCCCCCACACGATCCCGAAGCACGCCCACAGGAACGACCAGTCGAAGCCCCGCAGGTCCCACTCCCACGAGTCCTCGAAGGAGAAGCCCTCCACCCGCTTCTGCTCAGTCAGATGGCCGGGGCCGTTCTCGCGGAAATGGCGGCTGCTCCACACCAGGCTGTCGGTGTCGCTGGTGAACTCCTCACCCACGCCGCACGGGCACGACGCCTTGAACACCGTGCCGAACTCGAACTTGGTGAGCGCGTCCCGCGCCTCGTCCTCGGTGCTGGTGTAGAAGTCCGGCAGGACATCGCCCGTCGCCGACTCCCACGCCGCCGTGACGCCGGGGAACTCCTCCTCGGCCTCCTTCAACTCCTCCGCCACCCGACGGTTGAACAGGTCCTCGTCGTAGGACATGACGTGGTCGCGGTCGCCGGTCAGCTTCTGCGACCAGTAGTGCGGGTTGATCCGACCGGGCGTGCCGCGGAAGAACTCGAACATGTCCGGCACCCGGCTGAAGGTGTACGCGTCGTTGATGTCGCCGCAGACCGTCAGGTGACCCGGCCAGGTGACCAGGTCGAACCGGTAGATGTCGCCGTGCTCGGGCTTGCGGAACCGCAGGTGTCGGTAAAGGCCGTCGTCATGCAGGACGGTCATCTCGTGGCCGGCGGTCTCCCGCTGGAAGCGGTCGCGGATGTCGGAGTAGTCCGTCACCGGGACTCACCACCCGGCGGGGTCCAGCCTAGAGCGGTCAGCTTGTCGTGCACCTCGGAGGGCAACCGGCGCCCCACCCGCGTCCAGTCGTCCGCCGGTTCCGGCCCGCGGCGGTCCGTGCTGTCCACCGCACCCACCCGCTCGAGCAGGTGGATGATCCCCCGCTCCGTGACCGGACGGGACTCGCCCAGCAACTCGAAGAACTCCGGGATCTGCACGAACGCCACGAAGGCGTCATCGAACACGCTCAGCCGGTACGCGGTCTTGTCACCCAGGTCGTCGCGCAGTTCGATCTTGAACTCCCACGCGCATCCACCGCCGACGCTCTCGGCCATGATGTTGATCTCGCGGGCGCCCTTGAGCACGCTGGCGTACCACGCCTCGTGCATCACGATGTAGGACAGGAAGCACCCGTCGGGGAGCCTGCTCGGGGGTTGTGTCGTACGCTCGGCCATAAGGACCGATCTCCTTGTCTTCGTTGTGTAGGTGTCGGTCTGCGCTCCCGGTCGGGCCCAATCCGGCCGGGGGCTTTTGCGTTAAGCGGCGTCGCGATCAGCGACAGCAGGAAGACCAGCAGCCCGGCGGGCGAGCATCCGGTCATAAGCGCCGTTCGTCGCCCGGACGATCGCCTCAGCGGCGGCGAACGGCAGCGGAGGGGCCGCAGCGACCAGGGCGTCAACCGCCGCCAACGTGGAGGCGGGGAACCGGGAGCACAGAGCGGCGTACGCGGCGTCCGCCTCAGCCTGGGTGCCGCTCATGCAGCCCTCCGCAGCAGTTCAGACGGCTCGTCGGGGACGACCTCGAACAGCGACAGAGGGTCCACGTCGGGGAACTCTTCGCGGCACGTCCGGACGATCCCCGCAATCGCGTTGCGGGAGGGGAACTGCTCGCCAGCCAGGACCCGGAACATGTTGCTCTGGTGGATCCCGGCGGCCTTGGCGTGGTCGGCGAGCTTCCACTTCAAGTCGTCGGTGATCTGCCGGTAGCGGTCGGACAGGCGGAGGGTGACACGGCCTGCCTCGGGGGGGTTCTTCCCGTTCACACAAGCGACGGTAGTCGAAGTCGAAAGTGATCACAACCACTTCCGAAAGGAACTTAAATGCACACCGGCCGGTATCCGCGCAGGCGGGCGCCACCAGCACAAACCGCATACCAAGATCCCAATAGCGGTGTGGCCAGCAGAAACAAACCGGTCCACCTGCTACCGCTTTCGGAAGCGGTTGCTACCGTAAGCGGCATGACCACGGAGACCCCCCCTCTCTCCCAGTGGCTACGGGCAGAGCTACCCCGCCGCCACTACCTACTCGAAGGCCCCCGCGCCAACGGCCTGACCGCCTTCGCCGCCGACTCCGGCATCCCGCTGTCCACCCTGAACCGGATCATCCGCGGCACCGTCGCCAACCCCCGAATCGAAATCCTGCTGAAGATCGGCAAGACCCTCGGCTACACGCTCCCCCAAATGATCGTCAACGCCGGTCTCGCCACCCCCGAAGAGGCCGGCATCAGTGAAGAAGTCGGAAAAATACCGAGCCTCCCCGCCGACGTCGGCGTCTACGATGAACTCGACCTTGACCCCTCCTCGCTCGACCTGGTGGAGCGGCAGGTGCTCGAGGCCGTCACGGACCTGACCCGGCGGGAACGCGCCCGCCTGGTAGAGCACGCATGGGGGATTAAAGCGCGAAGAGTACAACGCAAACAGGCTGACCAAAATGCAGGGAAAAGCGGTCAAGTGTCCGACTCGCGTGGTCGCGAGACCATGTGATCAGATGCACAACATCTGCGCGCCCAGGTTGCCTGATCACCAATTATTGGTAACCGCCGCACGTTTTGGACTTGACTAAACCGTTACACCACCCACACAGAAGCGTCATATAGTTACTCCAGAAACACCCAGGGCAGCGATAAACGGGCGACGGACGACGGTGACCGACGGCAAGGGCCCAACCAGTGACGCTCAACACCCCCCGCAAACCCCCTCCCGTCACAAAGAGGTGGCGGAAACGAAGCGCATACCGTGCTGCTGACGCATGCGCGGACATCCTCACCCGATGCCCCCGCCAAGCACAGGACATCCAAGACAGCCGCTACACCATCGTTCTCGGCGGCACCATGCCCAAACCCGCGTTCGTCCCCACCGGGCTGCTGTACGGGCTACGCCACGCCCAGGAAGGCGAGGTCGTCTGGTTCACCCTCGGCCGCCGGAACGTGGTCGCCGTCATGGCGGAAGCCGGCCGCCCCGCCAGCGCCGACGACGAACGCGGCGTCTGGGACGGCATCCAACGCGCCTTCCGCACCGTGACCCCAGGCCCCGGCCGGACCGCCGCGCACTTCGGCCTCCCACCGCAGATCGCGTTGCTGCGGTGGGAGGACGAGGACGGGAGCGTGGTGTACGCCACCGGCGCCAAACGCGCCAACCGCCGCACACCACGGAACCCGCGCACCCTGGGGATCGGGATCGCGCTGCCGATGGCGCCGTTAACGATGGCCGACCTGGTCCGCCGCGTCGGCGCCCCCACCGCTGCGGCGAGCATCGTGATGTGCACCGCCGCCAACGGGGTACCCGCTGTCTACCGCACCCCATCGGTGCCGCCGCGGATCCAGGTGGAGCAGTACGTCCCAGACCGCCTAGGCCCCGGCTCACTGGCGAGAACCCCTCTGGTCCTCGCCGCAGGAGGCGAGAAGACCAAACAGGACCCGCCCGAGCCCGTCAGCCCGCCGGAGCCGTCCGACGATGAGTTCGTCGATGAACTCGTCGATCTCGTCCTAGCACCGACTGATGAGGGGCCCTCGCAGGCTCCCACGTCCCCAGCCACGTCACCGTCGCCGTCTACTCCGCCGAGGCGGTGCGGCTCCACCGGGACACCCGCACCCCCAGGCCCGTCGCCGTCGCCGTCTCCGGAGCCTGAACCGGCGCCCAGCCCCCAACCCACCAGGGGTGGAGGCTCCGACGTGTACGGCTCCGAGCAGCCATCTGAGCCGCCGCCCGAACCCGCCGAACCCTCACCCGCCCCCGAGCCTGAGCCCGCCCAGGAACCGGAGCCTCAGCCGGAACCGTCCGGGGTCACCTGACCGTCATCGCGGCCCTTGAACGTCACCGTCACGTACTCCTCCGGCGGCACGTTCCGCCGCCCCGGACCCGGGGACGCAATCCGCACCTCCACCGCGGTCCGCAGCACCTCGCGCTGCTGCATGATGTCCATCCGCTGCCACTCCGCCAACACATCCGCCGGAATCGGTTGCAGCAGCCGGCCCACCACCGGGTGCGCCCGGATCGCCCCAAGCCGCGCCTCGATCGCGTTGATGCGGGGCTGGATGCGCTGCTCCATCCGCGCCAGCCGGGCCATGGACAACTTGCCGGCCTCCACCAGTTCCTCACCCTCGTCCAGCTCGGTGCGCAACCGGGTCAACTCAGCGTCCAGGCGCTCGAACTCGGCGTCGTCCTCTTTGCGGCGGCCGAACAGCTTCGCCGCGTCCGGCTGCGACATCCGCTTGGTGATCGCCAGCACCACGTAGTCATCCACCGGCTCCTTACGCGCCGACAGGTGCCCATAACACCGGTACGCGCAGTACCCCCGGGAGGTCGAGTTGTGGCCCACCAGAGCCTTCTCGCAAGCGCTACACCGGGCGATCCCCGACAGCAGGTGCTTGACCTGCATGTCCCGGGTCGTCGTCCGCGCCGGATCCCCCAACAGCAGCCGGGCCGCCTGGAACGTCGCCACGCTTACGATCTTCGGCCACATCGCCGCCCCCACGTCCTCGCCGTTGTGGTAGCGGCGGCCCATGTACGCGGGGTTCGTGGCGATCTTCCGGACCAGCGACGGGACCGTCCACTGCGGGATGGACGCCCACCGCTCCGCCAGCAACCCCGCCTCCAGATCCGGCACTTCATACAAGGCGGCCATCTCATTCAACTCGGGCAGGGTGACCCGCCACCGGGCGCCCTCCACCCGGGTCAGCCGGTTCGCCGTCCACTTCAGCCTCGAGGCGGCCTCCTCCACCGACAGGCCGGTGTTCTCCCGCCACCTGAGCAACCCCGCAGCAAGGTCGGCGTCGTTCGCCGCGTTCGACGGCGACGGCACCCTCCGCGAGTTCA